AAATAAAAAGATGTAAATGTTAATATGTAGTGAATATGATGACTTACACTTATGTATTAATATTAAAAATGAAGAAAAAAATTGCTGATTTCCTATTTAATTGGATAGATGGCTTTAGTTCTCAAACAAAAACCATAATAATTATTTTAGGTATATTACTTTTTGTGGTTTTATTTGTTGGGTAGAATACAAAGGCATATATCAAAGAGAGATTTAACATAGAGCAGATTAAGAAGGAAAAATAGGAAATGTATTTAGAGAAAGCTGCTCCTCAGATTAATGATTTTGTGCAAGATATAATAGAAAAAGATACACTTATAAGTAATGTATTATTACTAAATTATCATAATACATTAATTAGTTCAAACGGTTTAGCATATAAACATCTAACCGCAATTACTGAGAAATTTAAAGGTCTAGATAACACCCCATGTATAGAAGATTGGCCAGAACTCCCATATATTAATTATATATAGGAGATTAAAAAAATAAATCAAACCACTTATACTATTTGGGAAAGTAATGATGAAAACAGGATTAACTTCCCTAATTTCACTTATAGACTTAAAAAATCAGATGCTGAATATGCAATATTATGCCCAATAAATGGAGTAGATGAAAATGTAGGAATGTTGATTGTAATTTACAAGAATAAAATACCAACTATTAACACTGATTATTATCACAAGATAATAGCTCCTAGTATTAGTAGATTGGCTATTCTTTTAGATTATAATACCGTGAAAGAAAAATATGAAAGTTGATAAAGAAAATGGTAATGTAAAGTATAATGACGCTAGTCACATATACTGGGATGATAATGGTAAATATATATCTGTAACAACTTTAATAGGAAAATATGGACAACCTTTTAATAGAAAATTTTGGTCAGCCTATAAAGCTTTAGAAAAAATAATGACTCCAGAAGAATTTAAAATGGAGAAAGGACAAATGCTGGCTACAAAAAAAGTGAATATTCCATATATATTAGAAACATATAATATTAAAGAGGTTGATTTTAATAAAGCGCAACAAGATATTTTAGATCAGTGGCAAGAGAAAAATAAACAATCTTGTGCTCGTGGTACTAAAATTCATGCTGAATTAGAAAACTTATATACTTCAAAGAAAGAAACTGATTTAAAAAAGTTCGGATTGGGAGGAAAGTTTAAAATAAGTACGAATGCTTCACTTAAAGAAGAAAATTTAAAAATACTAGATATAGATAAAGGAGTGTTCCCTGAATACCTAGTATATAGTAATTCTAACGACGGAAAATTAAAACTTGCTGGGCAAATCGACTTATTAATAAAAGATGGTAATAATATAATTATTTACGATTACAAAACTAACGAACACTTAGATGATACTTCGTATTTTGACATAAGAACAAAGAAAAATCAAATGATGAAGTATCCTTTAAACACTTTAATGGATTGTAATAAAATACATTATACATTACAATTATCCACATATGCTTGGATGCTTCAAAAGCTAAATCCAGACTTTAAGATTAAGAAATTATGTTTAATACATTATGATCACAATGATAATGTTACAGAACATGAGGTACCATATTTAAAAAAATCAGTAGAAATTATGCTGAAAGATTACAAGAAAAAGCTCTTATTAAAAGAGAAGGCTGATAGTAGAAAGCCCATAGTTTTTTGATGTGCTAAGGGGTATCTTTCAAATTTTTATTTGAGATATTAAAATTATTAATTAAAATATCAATTCTATGGGTTTAGCTGCTATCCTTGATGGACATACTAAGGAATTATTAAAACAAAATAATGATTTATATGAACAGAGAATGGCTATATGCAGAAAATGTCCTTTATTCAAAGTAACTGTAGTGGGACCCGTCTGTAATAGTAATCTCTATTTAAATGTTAAAACTGGAGATGTTAGTAAAACACAAAAAGATGGTTATAAAAAAGGATGTGGATGCAGACTTAATGCTAAAACAAGATTAAGTTATACAAAGTGTCCCTTAAATAAATGGTAAGGTATGAGTGATAATGGTAAAATGAATTATTTTGGTGGTGATACCGCCATCAGTATGGCAAATGCAAAGCCGTTAGAAGAGTCTCTTAAAGATGCTGCTATAGAAGCATACAATAAAAATGTTGACTCTTATAAAAAAGCATTAGATGAAAAAACTGCTAGAGAACTAGAAGAAGCTCAAAGAGTAACTGAAAAGATGGAATCTATGGAAATAGTCCCAGTAAATAGTTATGTGCTGGTACGTCCATATGAAAAGAATCCTTTTGAAAAGATTGAAGTTACAAATAGTGGTATTGTAATACCTACATATGATGGTAGTTTTAAGAATCCTGATAGTGGAGAGCAGGATACTGAATATAATTTATCAGTACAGGCCGATGTAATTGAAGTAGGTCCAGACTGTAAATATGTAAAAGAAGGAGATGTTGTATATTATAGACGTGCGTGTGGAGTTCCGATCCCTTTCTTTAGACAAGGGTTTGAAGTAGTAGCTGAACAGCAAATTCATGTCGTAATAAATGAAGGAATAAAAGCACGCTTTGCAAAACTAAAGAAAAATGGAAAGTGAGAAAATATATTTTTTACCAGGAGATTTAGTAACTTTAAAAAAGGATATTCCAAATAAACCTACAATGTTAGTAGTTAAAAAAGAAACTATGACTTTTAGACCTGTAAAAGAAGATGACGAAAAAGAAGAATTCTTTAAAGGTATAAGATGCAGGTGGTTTACTACTGAAGGAGCAGTGTAGGAAGCAGTTTTTAATACTAAAGACTTGATTAAAATTTGATAATGACACAATAGCAAACTACTTAGAATACTTAGATGAAGGTCGTAGCTTTAGCCATGAAAATATTGGGCACAAAAAATGAGACAGAATTAAAGACTGCTCTATCTAAGATGTCTGAAGTTGGGAGAACTAAATTCATCCAACAATGTTCAAATATAATACAGACTGGAGATCAATCTCCAGAAAGTTTAAAACAAGCACAATAGCTAGCTCAAATGGCACTGGAAGAAGGTCCCGAACAAGATTATGCACAGATGGCTAAGCATGGTGCTTCTCTCCGTCGTTATTACTTTGGTGGAAGAGTTAAGACATATGATGGAAATTATATGGACTTAAAGAAACCACTTAATAAAGATTAGGTTGAAGGCAGAGAATCTATTGGTGTATATAAAGGACAATGGATGTACTTAAACGGGGATAAAATAGCTGTGCCAAGAGACAAGACTAAAGGTAAAAGTTATGATGGTACTGCACATGTAAATCGTGCATATTATGGAATGCTTCTTCCTAAACCACAGAAATATTATGGAGGCGGATGGCTTAGTAAGATTGGGGACGGTATTATCAACGCAGGTGAAGCTACTTGGGAAGGAATAAAATAGGTCCCTCAGTTGATAAAAAAAGGAGTAACTGCATTAGGAAATGGTGTAGGAAAAGGAATGGAATGGATGCAAAAAGGTTCCAATGATTTGAATGAAAAATATGGAATGGATATAGGAGGAGCCATTAGTACTCTAACAAATGGTTTAGCTAATACCTTTGATAAACCAGCTTTTAATACAGTAGGTACTTTATTTGATGCTTTATTGACAAACACTCCTCCGCCACAAAGGGAGGCAGAAGAAGCTAAAGAAAAAACGGATACTGAATAGGGAGATGGAGCAGCTGGCGCAAATAATGGTACACCTGCGACAAGTGGAGCTACTTCTAAAGTAATTAGTATAGCAGATGAGGATAAGCAGAAAGTTCTTGACGCTATCAGGGCTTTAAATCTTGATATTTCTAATCCAGAAGCTCTATACAAACTAATTAGAAAACGTAATGAAAGTATTACACAATAATAAAAAATGAAATTCTTTTTATTTAATAATGCAACAAATGAAATAATAGTTAATGAACCCGAGATACTTTTAGTTAAAGAGTTTGCCGCTTTATGGGATAAGGATAGAAATAAAACCAGTAAAGATAAAAGGGGAACTAAGAGAACTAGAGCTTTTCGGGAATTAACATATATATGGTTAATGTGTGATTGGTCTTCTCCGTATGCTGATTATGCAGAATAGGAGAGACACCAAGAATGTTTAAAAGATGCTAATATGACCGAAGAAGAATGGAATGATCCTACTTTTAGGGCAGCTGCTAGAAAGTATAGAGAACTTCAAGAATCTTCTCGTGCACTTAAATTAATTAAATCTGCTCAATAGGTAGTAGATAAGATTACAGATTATTTTGATACACTAGATGTTCAGGAACGTGATGAAGCTACTGGTAAACCTATCTTTAAAGTTAAAGATGTAATGGCAGAGTTGAATAGCGTATCCGATGTAGTTGAACAATTAAAGACTCTAGAAATCCTATATAAGAAAGAACAAGAACAAGAAAACGGACTTATGGGAAATATAGAGACTGGAGCATTTGATTAAAACTAATAAATTATGAGTACATTAAATCAAGAGTATCGTGACTGGGAAAAAGAAATGTATGAATCTTATAAATGTGGTGGTAAAACCAAAAAGAAATCTTGTGGAGGTGAAATGAACCCCAAGAAGAAAGCTTGTGGTGGAATGAAAGTTAAAAAATAATAATATATGTGGGATATAAAAAAAGATGCTATAATACCTTTTTTCGATCCTACTTTATCTTATGAATTAACTCATTACAGACCTATAGATGAAGAACGTGGTTTAGATTTTGATCCTTCTTGGTTTACTGAAGCTAGAGATGTTAAATTGGAGACTGGCAAATATTGTTCATATCCAAGTGGGACAAAGAAGTACCATGACTTTTGGGTAGAAGAATACAGAAGATGTAATGAAGGTCTAGAATCACATGGATATAGAATAACTGGAGATCATTACTTCTTCTTAAATTACTATCAATTACCAGAGTCTCAAGTAGAAAAAACTGGTCAAGGTCGTGGTATGATTTTTCCTTCTTTCTTAAGTAAGCAATATGAATACTTCCATTACATAGAATTATGTGAGTTAACTAAACATGATGTACTTGCAGTAAAATCGCGTGCTGTTGGTTTCTCTGAGATTGCTGCTTCACTTGGAGTAGGAACTTACACAACTAGAAGAAATGCACACTGTGTTTATACTGCATTTGCCCAAGGACATTTGGATGATGTGCTATCAAAAGCTTGGTTTTAGTTAGATAATTTAAACTCTAATACTGAAGGTGGAATGAAGCATGTCAGACAAAAATATAACTCTGATATGTATAAGAAAGCCTCTAAGATTAATAAACAACGTGAGGAAATTCCAGGGTCCTGGGGATCTGATATTGAAGGTAAAGTAGTTGATAATCCACGTAAACTTCGTGGTGATCGTATCGATAGGTTATTTTTCGAAGAGGCTGGGTCTAACCCAGTATTAAAGAAAACATATATACAAGGAAACGCCCTTGTTGAAGTCATGGGTAATAAGATTGGAACTCGCTTCGTGTGGGGCACGGGCGGAGACGGAAAATATATGACTGAGCTAAGTGATATGTTCTATAATCCACAAGGTTTCAATGTATTGCCTTATAAACATAATTATACTAAAAATGGAGAATATGTTTTAACTGGATTCTTTGTTCCAGCATTTACATTTGTAAATAAACCTGGAATGGTAGATTCTAGGGGAGTTACAGATACAAAGAAAGCTCGTTAGTTCTTAGAAGATTAGCGTGCTAATTTACTGTATGATCCTAAAGCATATTTAATACAATGTGCTGAGTTCTGTTTTTGCCCTGAAGAAGCATTTGCTCTTGAAGGAGATAATCAATTTAATAAAGTATTACTAGCTGATTAGCTCACTCAAATACGTATAGGAGCAGGACCAAATATAGAACATGGTACAGTAGAATATAAGTTTAAAGATGGTAAAGTTGCAGAATCTATGGTAGAAGGCGTAATATTTAAACCATCTTTAAATGGAAAAGTACATATTTTAGAAAGACCCAAAGAAAATGAAGAAGGCAATGTACCATAGAATTTATACGTTGCTGGAATTGATGGTATTGATATGGGTTAGGAAGATACTTCTGATTTTACAAAAGATCCATCTCAATTCTGTGTTGTAATATTTAGACGAGCATATGGTGTTCATCCTCCTGTTATAGTAGCTTATTATAAAGATAGGCCAGACAGACTGAAGGAAGCACATATGACTTGCTTAAAATTATTATAGTATTATAATGCACAAGCAGTTCTTGAATCTACAAGAATATCTATTTTACAGTTTTTTAAAGAAAAGAGATGTGCCGATAGATATTTAATGCGTAGGCCACGCTCTTGTCAAACTGATATATAGAATGGTAGAAGTCGTTAGTTTGGAGCTCCAGCAACACAGAATATTATAGAACACCAACTTGAATTAATAGCAAATTATATAGATGAATATTGTGGTGAAATTTGGTTTAAAGAAGTTATAGAAGAATTAAGTCAATATTCTTATGAAAGAAAAAGGGAGTTTGATATTGTAGCTGCTCTAGGCATGGCAATGCTTGCCGATGAAGAGCTAGTATTTGTTCCTCCTAGAATTGATTTAAAGGCAAATCAATTTAAACCTTTTGGTTATTGGGTAGATGAGAATGGTATAAAACACAAAGGCGTAATTCCAGAAAAGCACCCAGGAATGGGACCAAATAATTTCAACACAGCAAAAACATACGAAACTGATTATTATGGGTACGAAAGACTTAGAATTAGCAGTGCGTGATATTATAGAGCGTCTGTATAATGTTAAATATATAGGAAGATTAAAAGTCAGTGAAACTTTTTATCAAATACCAGGACATCCAGAGGGTAAAGACCATCATCTTGGCTTTAAACTTGAATTAGGTTTAAATAAAGACGAACGGCCTGTATCTCTGGCGTGTGATGGTACAATTGAACAATTCTTAAAATTTATATATAATGAATTAAAGAATAATAGATATCATTATACTGACTATTTTACGGCAAATAAATTATATTTTAATCGTGGCTGTTGCGAAGAGAAATGATGATTATATAATAGAATAGGTAGATAAAGCAATAAATGAACTTGTATATAATAAATATACAATGCAAAAAGCCTATAACTATTATAACGGAAAACGAGATCCTGAATAGTTCAGGTATCTTGAAGAAAATTTTGGCATAGGAAATGCTACTTCAGTAGAATTTACTCCTCTTATTAAAAAACACGTAGATGCTTTAATAGGGGAGTATCTTGATATTCCTATGGTCCCTAAAATATCTTGTAAAGATAAAGAAACTGTTTCTATGATCGATAGACAAAAATAGATTCAAATTAATAAATCGATATTTGAATTTTATAAGAAACGCTTATCTAATGATTTATTATAGTTTCTAGCTACCGATCAACAGCCTCAGGTTCAAGATGTTGCTATATAGAAATAGTTGGATAAATTAGTTGAAGATATAAATAATAACTTTGTAAGTGATTATGAAAAAGCAGCACAGCATGTATTAGAATATATAATACAGTCTAGAAGCGCTGACATTGAAACTAAGAAAAGAGAATTAATGCTAGATTTATTAGTGGCAGGCTGTGCTTTTTATCGTGTGCATCCTTCTCCAGGAGGCACGAATATATCTATAGAAGTTCTTGAACCTTTAAATACTTTTGTAGATAGAAATCCCCATTCTCAATATGTTAAAGATTGTTATAGAGTTGTCATTAGAAGATGGATGACAAAGCAACAAATTCTAAATACTTATGGTGATAAATTGGATAAAGAAAGCATTAAGGAGCTTAACGACATGTATGAGCATTATTCTGATAATAATTATATATACGTTCGTAATTTTACTGGTCAAGCTGGGCACGCTTATGTAGAAGGTGATTTAAAAGGTATAGACAATGGAGTAGGAGCTGTACCTGGTTTCCCTGCAGACCATTATGAATCTTATAATTATAAGTTACTTCCAGTATATGAGGTTGAATGGATTGATATTGACAAACAAGAAGGGTACTATATATAGAATAGATATGAAGGTGTAAGAATTGGACAGTCTATTTATATCCCAACTGGAAAATCTCCAAATGTAATTCGAACACAAGATGCTCTTACTGAATGTAAATTATCAGTTGGAGGTTTATTTTTATTGAACAGAAATCATCAACCTTCCTCTCTTATATTACAATGTGCTCACTTGCAAGATAAGTATGATGTCGTAACTTTCTTAAGAGATAATATTCTTGCCAACAGTGGTACTATAGGAGACTGGTTAGATGTTTCCTAGCTACCTTCGTTCCTTGGAACAGATATGACAGAACGATTAATGAAATGGCAAGCTTATAAAAAAGCGGGATTAGCATTAGTTGATTCATCTTAGGAAGGTAGAGGATTCAATAATAATACATTTATGAATGGATATGATGATGCTGCTAAAGTTCAAACTATGCAAGCTTTTGAAGTTGTACTAGAAAGAATTGAAATGCAAGTATCATCAATAACAGGAGTCTTTAGAGAAAGGTTAAATGGTATTACTTAGAGAGATGCAGTATCTAATATTGAGGCAGGTGCTCGAAATTCATTTATTATTACAAAACCATTTTATCAGCAAATGGATGCATTAATAGTAGATGTTCTAGGTGACTGTCTTGATATAGGTAAAATTGTATGGAAAAATGGTCTTACTGGTACTGTGATATTAGGAGATAAATTATAGAAGATTTTTACTGCACTCCCAGAACATTTTACTCATACTGATTATGATATTCATATAGTACCATCAACTAAGATTTTAAAAGATATGCAATCTATGCAATCAATCGTAATTGAATTAATAAAAAGTAATATGTTAGAGCCAGATGTTGCAACAGAAGCAATTACGAGTAGGAGTCTTACTGAACTTAAAGATATAGTGAATAAAGCTTGGGCTAAAAAGAAAGAAGAAAATAATCAACTAATGTAGCTTGGACAATAGTTAGAGGAAGCGCAGAAACAAATAAATCAATTAACACAGCAGAATCAATAGTTACAAGCTAAAGTAAGTCAATTTGAAGAAGAAAGACTTAAAATTGAAAGAGAACGTATGCAAATAGATTCTCAAATACGATGGTTCCAAGCACAGACTGAAAGATCTTATAAAAATGATTCTATTGAGGTTGATCGTCAAAAAGTTAAGATTGAATTGGAATAGCTTAATGATGGTAATCCTTATAATGATGAGGTTAAGTACTAATGGAGCAAATAATTAATTTAATAGTAAATAGTTTTGATTTTGGATATATGTTTTCTGTAAACGTATTAGCCTATTTACTAATAAAAGTTTTAGATACAATGAATGGTAAGAAAACTGTTCCTGTGTGGTAGAAACGTCTTATAGCAGTTTTAGCGGGCGTTATTTTAGGAGTTATTATAATTGTTTTTCAGGGCTTTAGTGTTTAGATATTATATAGCTTCATCTTAAGTTTAATCAGCTGGGACGTACTTTTTAAACCATTACTTAAAAAATTTAAAAATTTAGACTATTTTAAAGGAAATGAAAACGATTCTGACTTTGAGTAAAAAATGTGGATGTACTTTAAACATAGATGGTGCAGATCGTTGTGATTACGTAGATTTACCAAACCAAACATTATTCAATTTTGCCTATGACAGTACTGTCAGTGTAAACTTTTTATATTCAGTTGAATGTGGCGAAGAAACTACTCCTGTTTTAAATGATGATGGAATGACTCCTTATAGTGTAATCATTCATTCATTAGATGGTATAAGACAAAAGGATCATAATGAGATAAAACTTAAGAATGATGGTTGGTATAGAATAATCCATGCGGTACTCCCAACTAAAAAAGCTATAGAAGAAATGTAGTTGTAGAAGGGAACAGTGATAGATAGTTTCATAACAGTAACTGGCTTTGATATTCCAGACCTTGTATATGCTTTTGATACAGAAGAGTATAAGTTAGTCAAAGCAAATATAATAACTGTACAAACAGTTACAGACGGAAAACTAGAATTTAAGAAAGTATTTACTTGGAAGCAAGCGTGCTGGGAAGAAATTATTGAAGCAATTAATAGTCCGTTATCTTCTACTATTGCTTATTGTGGTAAAGACTATTTTAATTATTGTAAATTAGAATAGGCTTATATGGATAAAGTAAACGATTTGATTAAGTTATATACTGGAGAAAATGGTATATGCACTTAGAGTTGTGATTCTTTTTCTAAGGATAATAATTTTGATATATAGATAAGAGATTATTTCTGGATGGCAATGAATGCTATTAAATATTGCATAGATATGGGAATGTATTGTAAAGCTTTATCTATATTGAAATGTGTTGAAGCATGTAATATTTATAGCTCTAAATCAACTAGTAACAATGGAGACTGCGGATGTTCTTAAAGATTTAAAATTATAGGTTATTTAGGAGATGTCTGATTTATGCAGACAATTAGGTAATGGTTACTCTAAGAATTGTTATGAATCTACTCTCCAAAAGATTTCACTAATTGAGAATTACGAAAACTTAGATAACGGTAAAATATATTTACAATTATTTTTAAATTGATATGACGAAAAAAAATTGTACGTGTTCCTAGTTACAGGAAACAATCGACAAAATTTTTATAGATGATAGCTGTTGCTGTCAAAACACAGTAGTAACACCTACTAATAATTGCTGCAGCTGTGAGCCAGTGATAGATCTGATAGATACAGATAAGTTCGCATGTGCTTCATTTGGGAATGACCGCAACCTTAAGTATAGAATGATAAGAGAAGAGTGGTTAACAGGGGGGACCAACTCTAAAGAAGTATATGATGTTATTATAGATAGTCAAGCTTCTGGGGTTATACTGCTTATAAAAGTTATAAGAAATAACGTAAATGAAAATAGTAAAAACTATGTGTTGCCTCCTTTAGAAGTTTCTCAGGATATAGAATCAGGAATATACTTTATAAAGTATTTTAAACTTATAGGTGAAAACCTACACTTATGCACATATACAATTCGATAGGTTAATAACGACGGAATTATTCTCTATGAAACTTCTTGGGAATCTAAAGCGATAGATGATTTTGACCTTAGTCAGTATTACAACAAAACTGAAATAGATAATAAATTCACTACTATAATAAATAATTATTATACTAGAGATACTATTGAAGCCAATTTTTATAGAATAGGTACTTTATACAGTAACGATGAGATAGATAATATGTTTGCTAGCAAAATACTTTGGGAAAAAGGTAAAGGTAATTTATCTACTCAAAGAATTAGTGCAAGATGTGATGCTAAAGGTGACGCCTCATTCGTAACAGGATTAGATAACTCTGGAAATAGTACTGGTACTACAGTTACTGGCGTTGAAAATAAAGTTACTGGTGATTATTCTACTGCTACTGGATATAAGAACATCGTTAACGGCATGAGTAATTTAGCAGCTGGTAACAATAATGAGATTTAGGGTAACCATTCTATAGTTACAGGACAAAGAAATACTATAAATGGAGATTACAATTTTGCGGGGGGTCAAAATAATAAAATATATAGTAACTTATCTGGTACAATTGGTAATAATAATTAGCTTGGTGATAATACTGATACACAAGATACACAAGAAGGATCATGCTCATTTGCTACAGGTAAATTCAACACAATAAAGAATAATTACTCTTTAGCAGCTGGATCTTCGAATACAGTAAAAGGGAGAGCATCTGCAGCTTTGGGTTCTGGGAATGTTACTAATGGTAATTCATCATTTGCATTAGGAATCAATAATTCTTCTAATAATTATTACAGTTTGGCTTTGAATGAACAAAGTAGAAGTAATGGTATATCAAGTATCTCTGGTGGCAGACGCTCATATACTGAACTAACTGGGTCGTGTGCTATTGGATCACCTGTTGATGTAAACTATTATGCAAAATTAGTAATTACTAGTGAAACAGATCCATATTATGGATATCTTGTATTGACTGATATAAACGGTAATCCTATCAGTATAGATGAAAACTCTATTGCAGCAAAACGCTTTAAATTTACTGCTGAAAATAAATATTGTGGTGAATTGACAGTTTCATTAACAAATGCAGAAAGACAAAATGCTTGGCACACTAGTCATTTTCCCTTAAATAATATTTATCCTCAGATAGTAGATGTTAAATTTGTGAATAATAAATTATACTTTAAAACAGACTCTACATAGGATGTTATTGGGTTATTTACAAATATTATACAAGATGCGAATGGTTGGGGACAAGGAGTACGTTCTATTAGATACGCTTCAGGATTTGATGGGTGTAAAGCTGTAAGTATAGGGGCACATGCAGAAGGATATGGTACTATAGCAAACGGTAATGGTAGTCATAGTGAAGGTGTAAATACTTATACTTAGAATGATGGTGAACATGCTTGCGGTATTTACAATTACTCTACTAAGATCCATAACAAAACTACAAATGATGAAACTCTATTTTCAATAGGTATTGGAAATCAAGAATATGTTAACAATGAGGATGGTACTAACGTAGTAATACATAGAAAAAATGTTTTTGAAATAACTAAGGATAATAAGATTTATTTGCGCATTAAAGATGATAATAATAATGAAAATCTTTATGACTTAGGTAAAATGTTAAATCTTTTAATGACTGCTACATCTCTAACCACAGATCAAATAGATAGTTTAAAGGTTTAGGGCAGAGAAGCAAATATTAATAATACAGATGTTGACGCTCTTGTTAATGTTCAAAAAACTGGGATTAAAGAAAAATAAATATGGATAATTACGAAGTCGATCCTAATATTAAATAGATATTAGATTTAAAAAATAATAAAGGAGTGTTTCCCCTTACGATAGATAGTGCTGTAGTAGCACATTCTCCAAGTGGGGAAACCACTTACTTAGATTCTGTTGTAGATTATCTATATCAATAGGTAGCAAATAAATTAAGATTATATACAGAACAGGATGGAACCTATACAAAAGGAAAAGCGTATCCTGCTACTATGGGAGTACAAAATGCTAATAATATTAATACTCTATAGAATACTGTAAATAATTATGCTTCCATATTATCTGCTTTACAGCAACAGGTTAACAATATAGATCCTACAGATGACATTACGTCTATAAATAATACTATATAGGAATTATAGGATATTCTCAGTAATTTATCTGAAGCTTCTGAATATTCATATCAAGAAATTAAATTTTCTGATTCATTAGCTATGCCTCCTAACAACCTTGATGATACTACTTATTGGAAAAATCAACCAATAGATAATCCTCAACATTTATGGTTAGGAACTAGGACAATAACTATTAAAAGAGCAGAAGATGGTAGTCCTATAATAACTAAAAGTGATGCTGTAGTTGTATCCCTTCGATGACTCAAAAGAGATAATAGAAGAGATTCCTCTGATTTTATAGCAATAGATTTTTTCAGATATTTATGGTGTGGCTGCAGAACCTGTAAGTCTAGTTAATTATTAATATTTTTATTAAAAATTTTTAGCTATAAGAAAATTATAGTATATTTGCAGTACTATTTAGATACAATTTTATTTTAAATTTAATTAAAAAATGTTTATGAAAGTATTTTATGCATTATTGATGGCACTTATCACATTTGTAATTGGATTGATTCCAATGTTAATGGGTGCTCCTGTAGCTGCTGGTATGGTAGCTGCTGCAATCGGTGGCGTATTTGCGGCTGGTAGTTATTGGTTTGGTGCTAGTGTAGAGGGCGGTTATGGCTTCGATAAACAATCTTGGATTGCTATGGCCATTCAAGCAATTGGCATTATTTTGGGTGTAGCTGTCGCAGGCGGTATCTTCTTATTTCCAGGTGTATAATGTTTTAGCTTGATAAATTATATCATTTTGCTGCCTGTTTATTTATTACATTATTTTGGGGAGCACTAACCTGCTTATCTACCTCAGCTATAGTGCCTATTTTGATGAGTGCTGCAGGTGCAGGTTTAGGTGCAGGTTTTGGGAAAGAATATGGTGATTTAACTGCTAAAGATAATACTTGGGATTGGAAAGATATTATTGCAGATATTATAGGAGTAGCAGTAGCAATACTAATACTTCTAATAATAATGATATTATGATATTATTACATAGGAGTCAATCTCCTATGTAATAATTTATATTATTTTTCATAAAATGGATAATTTAATACGAATAAAACAGATAATAGACCATACAACTAAAGAGCCTTACTATCCAACTAGTCATGCAATAGCTGTTGGTTACACAGATAAAAACGGAGAGTGTACTACAGTATAGGAAGCTCTGGATACTTTGAGGAATGCTTTTGAAACATTAAATACTTTTTATCTTACACTTGGATATAATTCAAACTAGGCTTTCCCAGGAAATGAAGGCAAAGCATTGCAAGATCAATTTGCAAGTTTAACTGTAGATGATTCTTTAAATTTGGAATCTATAAAGCCAGTGTAGAATAAAGTTGTAACAGAAGCAATAAATTAGTTATTTAGTTGTATTACTGACAGAGTGTGCTATTGCACCCCAAGAGATGTACATTATATAAAATATTCAGTAATTAATTCTTCTGACATTACAGGAGAAATTACTTATTCTAACATTTAACTAATTAGCAATGAATACAAATAACGCTGTACAATTACAAGATAAAATAGATGGTCATGACATTTATCCTAGAACCCTAGCTTCTTTAGTACAAACATCGGATGGTTCAAATATTGAAGATGGAAAAGCAAATAAGAGCGATGTTTATACTAAAAGTTAGGTAGATACACTTTTATAGGGCAAGCAGAGTACCTTAGTAAGCGGCACTAATTTAAAAACAATTAATAATACTTCTCTTTTAGGAAGTGGTAACTTATCATTAGCAGATTTAACTGAGGCCAAAAAAAGTGATTCCCCTACGTATAAGGCCTTAAAATATGGAGAGGAACAAATGCTAGTATTAAAATCTATGGGAGATTTAGATATTATGCCTTTAGATTCTGACTTACAAAAATATGATTTGAATAATGACGGCACAATCAACTACGCTGAAATTTCAATACTGTACAGTATCATATTAGGTGAAAAATACGATGGTTTCTATTATAGAGCAGTTAACCAAACTGAAGGAAATACATCTTCTCCATTACTTCTACAAAAGTCTGAAGATAAAGTAACTTGGACAACTGTAACAGGCAAAGACCCAGATATAGCTAATGATAATACTATGACAGTAGCTGATGTTACTTAGCTCTATGATTTAATAGAAGCTACAGCAAAGCAATAGGGGACATCATATGATCGTTATGAATTTACTGGAAATACTACTTTATTTTCAGCATTTGATTCAAAAGAAAAGAAAATTATAGTAGGTTATAATTTTGAAAACTATATTGACCCTTCGTATGATAAGGATGTTTATACTTTATTAAAATTAAATCCAAGTTCTAACGTCATATATTGTAACTCTTTTAATAATAAGTTATATCGTTGGAATAAAAATGTTAAACAAATGATAGAACTTAATACATCTATAACATCCACTTTAAGAGACATTCTACTTCGTGTAGAACAAGTGGAGCTTTAGTTAGAAGACATGGGAGGTTCAGTAAATACTGATGATCCTGCAACTCCTTTAGATCCAGCAGGACATTGATTAAAAAATAAAATAATATAATAAATAAATATGAATTAATATGGCAATGACAGTAAATGACATTGATGATTACAATGAGGACATCTTTGAAGACGATCCTGTGGAAGATGGCAGTAATTATCAAGAAGAAAATCAGGACATAGATTCGTTTAATAATGAAGATTTTAATGATGCAGATGGAGATATTTATGAAGAGGAAGAAGATGATGCTAACTCTAATGAGTCTATAACAGACAAATTTTTAAGAAGTAAAGGTATTAATCCCCGAGCTGTAAAATTTGAAAGTTCTGATGGTTATGTCGAACAAGACTTCAATGACCTAACAGAAGAAGAGCAACTTCAAATACTTCAATCTAGTGACTTAGATGATGATTATGGTTTAACTGACGATGAGATTAATATAATTAATTCGATGCGTCGTAATAATTGGAGTCCTTCTGATTATAATAATTATATAGCAAACCTAGCTATTAAAAATTATGTAAATCAGTAGCAGAATTTAGACGAACCAATGTACAATATAGATAATTTTTCAGATGAAGAATTATATTTAATTGATTTAAAGCAACAGATTCCCGACATTACAGATGAAGAAGCCTATAACGAATTAGATAATGCGAAACTTAATCCTGAGATTTTTAATAAACGAATATAGAGTTTAAGAAAAGATTATAAAGATAAAGAAGATTCTATAAGGGAAAAAGCAGAAGCAGATGCTAAAGCAGCTGCAGATGCTTAGATGGAACAGTTTAGTAATACTATTTTAAATACTATAGAACAAAATTCCGTTATCGATTTAGGAGATTCTTCGTTAGAAATGTCAGATGAAGATAAAAACGTTGTAGCAAACTTTCTATTAGGTAAAGATCAAGCAGGAGTAAGACACGTTGCGAGAGCCTTAAATGATCCCAAATCTTTGGTTGAGATGGCTTGGTATTTAACTAAAGGGAAAGAAGCATTTAATACTTTATAGAATTACTATAAGTAGAAAATTACTGAAACTGCTAGACGTAATTATACAAAAGGTTATGAAGACGCCTCTGGTGGTCGCAAAGCTAATTCTGCCAAGGCTATAGTAAAAAGATCTAAGAAAAATGCTCCCTTAAATAGGGAATTAACTATAGACGATATAGATTAATTTAAAATTTAAATAATATGATAGTAGCAAATTTTGTAACAAATCGCCCCACTATGAGTGACACTCGCACATATGAGGATTTTTATAAATTCCTTGGGGCAAAACCTACTCGTCTCGGCGTTGTTTCGAGACTTTATCCTGAATTAACTGCTTCTTATTTAACTGAATCTTTAAGAAATATTTTCTATATGGATTCTAAGTCGAATAATAAGTATAGAAACATTGACTCAATGTACTTTGAGTGGGAGGTAGAGACGAAT